TCGGTAATATTGCCGGGAATTCGATAACTTCCCATTCTGTCGCGTCACTTTTCAGTACTCTGCCGGTCAAATCCTTGTCTGACCAGCGCGTATTGTGGCTTACAACGCCGTTGGCAATGAAGTTTTCTGTCTTGTCTACCTCAACATCAAAGACTTCTTCTTCGCCATCATAAGTTATTGCCGTTATCGGATCCGCTGTAAAGTCGGAGATACGATGCAGCTCGCTCAAGAATGCTTGGCGTCTTCCCATATCCAACGGCGAGGTTGCAATCATTGCAAAGCAACCCTCGTACTTTCCCGGTTTCGTGGCAATGGTCGATGCAGAGCTTCCCATTCCAATGGGCACGGGTATTGTTATCTGTTGGCGGTTGGCCGCACACATCGCAAAGGCCGTTGCGCTCTTTAACCATTGCTTCGTACTGCTCAACAGTAATGCCGTAACGGTGTTTAATCCGGCGTTTTCTATTTTCTTCTGAAGATGGTTTTGACAGGTATTGTTTTCTGTAGTGATTTTGACAAAAACCGCGACTCCTAGCGTGTTTGTTGCAACCTTCGATACTGCACTCAACGCCTTTCCACATGCCGTGACTACCCAATGGGCGATACGGTGCATCGGGGTTTTTGCGGTGGTAGCTGTCTTTTGCCCGACATGGTCCGCACTTGCTGGGTTTTGTTTTTGTCTTAGATGGTCTGTTGCACCCTTCAACGATACAAGTAAATCCCCCACTTTCAGTTGATTCAATCTTGTCCATTCCAGCACTCCTTCGTTCATTACAAGAAACGGATGTCTCTTGTTCGCACGAAGAATCTTACCAGATTGTGTTCGTATCTTATATATGGAATCAACACCACTTGACCGCCAGTTATTGATCTTGCTGGCCGACAATCTTCCTTTGTCAAAGGTTGCGACAACATCGCCGGGTCGGATGTCGCGCAAAAACTTTTCAGAGCCATCGTGCATCAGAACTGGCGTATCGCCGGTCATGCACATCACTACGACAATCGCTCCTCCTGGCTGCAAACGCTGCCGTGGGCCTGATGTATACCATTCGTAAACACTATCAAAGACGGACGGATCGCCTTGGGCAAGTCTGGCCTCTTGTTCGGAGTGTGGATCATCAATAATAAGGAGATCAGCGCCTTTACCAGTAACAGTGCCACCAACACCAATAGCAAAATAGTCGCCGCCGTGGCTAGTTGCCCAACGACCCGCCGCCTTGGAATCCGCGCGCAGGCCGACTCCGGGAAAGATTTTTCCATACTGCTCACTATCTACAAGGTTCCTGACCTTACGACCAAATCCGACAGCTAGTTCGGCCGTGTTGGATGTCTGGATAACCTTCTTGCCCGGGTGATTATCCCGCTGGACCGGCTTATCCAGCCGACGCTGTATCTTTGCCAGTGTAGGGTAGATAGACACAGGCCGGTAATACTTCCGCCCAGCCTTCTGCTCCCGGTACACCTGGTAGAGCATAGTGAACGCCTCCAGCAACAATTCCTCGTCGCGCGTCATTCCAAATTCCTATCTATTTGGCACATCTGGATTGAATGGATGCAATTCTTTTTTGGCTTTTGCATAAGCCTCCGCAGCCTCTTCTGCTGTTTTAAACGTCCCAAGATAATTTTTTTTGTTGTTTGCCATGATGGTTGAGTACCAAGTATTGCCTTTGCTAGACCTATAAGCACCAACCAATCCAGACAGGCTTTTTGTTTTTTTTCTGTTGTGTTGGTTTTGGCTATGCGTTGCCAACCTCAAATTTTCAATTCTGTTGTCAGACTTATCACCATTAATATGGTCTATAGGCTTATCTGGCCATTGCTTGTGCACATACAACCAAGCCAGCTTGTGTTGATAAAACCTTACCTTATTGATGCAAGCAACCCTATATCCCAGCGATCTTGCATTCGGAGAAATGACATCGCCAGCTTTGATTGTTTTTGAGTACTTGTGATCTTCTTTCCAAGTAAACAATCCAGTGTCAGGGTGATACACAACTTTTGATACAAGCTCTTCGTAAGATAGAATTTTGGCAGTCACAGCAAGCTCCATTGCTAGTTGATTAGAAAGGCCAGACCGGTTGCAGCCGACTGGCCTTTTGCCATTCTATTCTTTATTCCAAATTTCTGAAAGATATATACACCGGCCGCACAGACCGACCACTCCCCGCCACCTTCTTCAACACACCCAACTTCACCAGCCGCTTAATAATCTCCGCCGTATTCCCCATCCCACCCTTACCACGTATCCGACATATATCCCGTATAGAAGGACCAAACCCATACGCCCGCCACCACTCATCCACTACCAAAAACACCTCCTTCTGCGCCGGCGTCATATCCAACCCCACACATTCCTCATACGTCTTCTCCCGCCTCCTCGCCACCATCTCCCGATTTATGTGAACTTTTTTCGCCACGGATTTAACACTTTCTCGTGGTAACGTTACCACATTGCTCATTTGGCAACCTCATCTTTTTCGCCAAAAATATCCCCCCCGGTGGGTTGCGTTTCCAAGGATGACGGGGGGTCTTCGGTAAAAGAGGGGGAGGGTTCGAGTGGAATAGTATGTACATGCGAGTCGGAGTCCCATTCCTGATTTGGGGTGTCCCCGCTTGGGTGGGGTTCCGCGCCAGCCGCATCATCGCCGGACAATTCCGCAAGCAATGAATCCGCGTCAACGTCGACGGCATCCTGGCTGCCTAACATTAGGGTTTTCAATTGCTCCATGATTTGCGCTTTGATCTCGCCCGAGTCCTGGATATGTTCAATGCGCTTCGTTTCTCTGAACGCATCAACGCCGACCAATTGGCCGATAGAACGCACAGCCTGAACCCTGGTTGCAGCTTTTTCCTCTGGGTTTGTTGCTATTTCAGCAAGCGTGGAAATCACGATTGACCGCAAGCCAGCGGCAGAATGCAACGCCGCCAATTCGTTAGCCCGTTCAATGCGTTCTATCTCCAGCCGGATTCCCTCATGCTGCTTCAGGTTGCTGGCATGGTTTCCTACTGTTTTCGGCTTTCCCTTTGCGTTATAGGCAATCCGGTACGCATCTGCGCCTGTAGCACCCATTGCAACCTGTTCAGCAAATCGCTTTTGCTTTGCAGTCAATGTGCCCTTTGGTAAGCGCATTGCCTGCTCAATGCCCTTATCCCTTACCTGTTCTTTTATCGCTTTTCTGTTCATTGTGCACCGCTGTTCGCCTTGCTCACTGCCGCCGCGCAGCCTGCCAGCCGCGCCCCTAATTGCCCGCATCATAACCGGAACAAATGCGGAAAATCAATCAACCTGGCAAACGCGATAGAAAAATACCATTGAAAACCTATTGCATCGACACTTGACAATGTATTGCATCCTGCTAGTATCAAGCCCATGCGATGCACTCTGCATTGCCTAACCTGGGAGACAACCATGCACTACGAAGTTACCGCGATATATCAGAACTGTGAGATCGGTTACGGCGAAGGCGAATCGGACGCATACGCTATTGACGATTGCCTGGACAGTATCCCCGCTATCTATACCGATTGCGCCCGCGCTGATATCCGGCTGATCGTGCGCCATTCAACCGGCGGTATCTCATACGTTACCAGCTTGCTTGACTATCAAATCGCAACCGCTTAACCACAACGCGCCGCCGGACGCTTTCCGGCTTTTCTTACCTTATAGGAGCCGCAACCATGCAAAAGCAAAAATTGACCAAAGAACAAAAAGCCGCCATTGCCCGCTATGAACAATGCTTGCGCGAGGAAGATCGATACCTCGGAAGCGTTTTTGCCAACTCTACCGGCCAGAAGCGCGTAGAGGAAAACACCCGCGCCGCTTACGAAGCCGCTAAACGCCTCGGCGTTAATCACCTCTGCTAATTGGAGCCAATGACATGAACCTGACCAATATTTCCACGCCCGCTTATCACCGCAACGGCATCGCCGGCGAACCCTTCAAAGTTTGCACTTTCACCATGCAAGAAAACGACGAGCCAGCGCGCCGCATGGTAGCTATCCGCTTTGAGAATGACAATTCAAACGGATGGACAAACCCGCGCATTGCGGTTTTTGACCTTGACCTACTGGCGCAGGGAAAAATCGAATTCACCGTTAATAGCTGGCGCGGCGATCGGTTTGTTGACGAACTAGACCTTCATTTTTTCCCGCAAGAGGCCAACCATGCGCCTGTTTAACCTTGTAATGACCGCCGCCTGTTTGATTCTGACCGGCATCTGTTTAGCCGCCTGGACGCTCGGCCATATCGACACCGCATCTGGAATTTTTACCACCGGCACAAGCTTATTTTGCGCCGCCCTTGCCCGCACACAACCTAAAATCGATTGAAAGGAAACCAATCATGACCAATTGGCGCGACACTTTCCCGACGTACCGCGACTATTCAAACATCCCCGCTGGAGCCGCTTACCTTGGCGGAAGTTATCCCGACGGAAGCATTGACTTATCAACCCTGGACGCTATCGACGACGCGCTCGCGCCTGTTTGCCTGATCGAGTCGGACGGAACGCGCCACTATTTTGAAACCGCAATTGAAATCGACTAAGGACACCAACCCATGCGAAACGACCCATATTTCACCCGCGCCCGCTGGCCTAGTCTATGCGCCGAAACCGGCCGCAAGATCAACAAGGGCGAAGAAATTGCCTACTACCCGCGCACAAAGCAGGTTTTCCACGTTGACAGCAAACAGGCCGACGAACTACGCGCGCGCGACTTTGCAGCCGCTTTCAATATGGCCGATGCCAATTATTAGGAGCCGACACCATGACCAAGACCGAAGCAATGCGCCAGACCGCGCAAGAAAATACCCTGCTATCCCTCGGCTTTACCACCGACGAGGCCGCCGCCCTGCGCCGCATCAGCTTAACCCTGCGCCGCTGGCATGAACTTGAATGCGGAAACGACCAGGGAGCAATAGAACGCGATGAAACCACCGGCAAGCCCTACCTTGTAACCGAAAAAGGCCGCCGCTGGCCGGTAGCAGACCGCGAAACCGGCGCGCGCCGCCGCCTGACCGCAATCATTCGCGCCTGCAATGAACGCCGATTCAATGCCGACGCAGCGACCGCCCACGACCCCAACGCGCACGACCTGAAGCCCTACATTCAGACCGACCCGCGCGGAGCCGCGCTTTATATCCTGCGCCCCGATGATGTACCAGCCGGCAAAGACCCTGCCGCCTACT